CGCCTTCACCAAGGAGGCTGATATGTGGAAGAAGCACGCTGTCACAGCGTTTGACTGCCCCCACATCACACAGGTACAGATTGATGAGGTTATCCAACGTTACGGCGAGAAGCACCCGCTAACCCGCTCTATGATCTACGGCGAGTTCGTTGACATAGGTTCCGAGAGCCTTGTCATTAGCCTAAACCAACTTCAGCATTGCTTAACCACTCCACCTAGATTCAAACCTGGCACTAGGGTAGCAGGCGTGGACTTTGCAGCAGGCGGGGATTGCAACGTGCTGGCAATAAGAGATGGCAATAAGGTTCTGCCATTCCTAGCTTGGCGTGATCGTGACACGATGGCAGCGGTTGGTAGATTCATCGTAGAGTTTAAGAAGGCTGGGCTAGAGGCTAACAACATATTTGCCGATGCGAGTGGGTTGGGTATGCCTATGTGCGATGCGCTGGCTGAGGCAGGCTGGGAGGTTAACCGAGTCAACTTTGGTTCTACTGCCTACGATGCGGATGCCTATACCAATCGGTCTGCTGAGATGTGGTACGGCATGGCAAAGAAGATTGATGGGGCTGAGATCATCTTGCCAGAAGACGATGACCTAACTGCACAGCTAACTTGCAGGAAAAGCTTGGTTAACTCTAAAGGCAAGCTAGGCGTGGAATCTAAAGATTCGATGCGTGCCAGAGGTCTTGCCTCGCCCGACAAGGCTGATGCACTTGCTTTATGCTTGGATGGTGGCAACATGAGGTTCGACTTGACCTTTCAGATCGAAAGGCCAACTTGGAAATCACTTCAAGCTATGATGGCGTTTCACGACCCTGTCATGGCTGGGTTTGAAGCAGGAGGATAAAACTAATGAATATATGGAACTGGATCACATCGAATTGGACAGAAGTGGTTGCCGCCGCTGGTGGCATTGTGCTCGTTGCGCGAATCATTGTTAAGCTCACTCCCACTCCAGCGGATGACTCGATCTTGGAAAAGGTCGTTGCATTCCTGAAGACTGTCGGGTTAAACATCAAATAAATTTAAGTGATCGGTGCGATACTACAAATCATCGCATCAGTCCTTCGCCTCATACCAGGTTGGTATGAGAAGCGTGTTGACAAGAACGCTACCGAGTGGAAGAACAATCGCGAAGCTATTGATCGTGAACTTGGCTCTGTTGCTTGGTGGGTGCGCGACAACAAGTCCGATAACGAACACGACAGGGGCAGTTGAGTCGTTAATGAAAGACGATAACTACCCTGCGGTTCGCAGTGCCTCTCCAGCCATTCGAGCTTGGTCAAAGAAGGCACTTGACTATGTTAACGATCTTTCTTATGAACTTCAAAGGGAGCGCAACAAATGAACGCTAAAGATACACGCAGGAATGATTATTACACACGGATTATTGACTCGCTCAACCAGCGTGAGACTTGGGAGAATCGCCAACGGCTGTTCTACCAAGCTCGCTATTTTGGTGTTAGGCGCAAGATTAAGCCTTGGCCGACAGCAGCAGACCTACACGTTCAGTTAATTGACTCTGCTATCGAGAGGTTAAAACCTTCCTTCGTCAATAGCGCAATTGGTAACGACATCCTTTCCAGCTTCGTTCCTATGCGCCAGCAGTTGGCTCCGCTGACAGTATCAGCCGAGCGTTGGTTTGATTACCAGATGCGTGAGCGTACCAACTTCCAGAAGGAGATTGTTTCCGTCATCGACAACATCCTGCTCTACGGGCGTGGAGTAGCTAAAGTTATCTGGAACGAGGACAAGAAGCGTATTGACTTCGAGGCAATTGACCCCTTCCACATCATCGTTCCTTCCTACACAAAGGAGTTTAAAGATGCTGATTTCATTGTTCACATCATCTCAACAAGTGTCGATTCCTATAAGGCGAATCCCTTGTACAAGCAGGGAGACGAGTTCGTTAAAATCATTTCGGGTAAACCCTCGAAATCAGTGGGCTTACGAAGTGAGATTCAGGACGAGATTTACAGGCGCGAAGGAATTACTCAAGAAGCTGATAACGATCGTATTGTCCTTTGGGAAATGTACACGCCCTCAGAAGATGGATGGAAGGTCGAAACCTTCAGTCCTTTGGTTATAGAAGATGACATTCGCAAACCCTTTACGCTACCTTACCGACATGGTGAACCACCTTTCGTAGATTTCCCCTATGAGGTCACAGGGGGCGGTTGGTATAGCCCTCGCGGAGTTGCAGAGATCCTCCTCCCTAGCGAGAATCTGTTATGTAAGCTGAAGAATTCGCTCTCAGATTACGTTGAGCTTGCCAACCGACCCGTCTTTGAAGCACAGAATCCTATCTCGCTCAATACAGCGAATCTAAAAATGCAGCCTGGCCAGATCCTGCCACAAGGATTAAAGCCAGTTCAATTTAGCCAACCTCCATTTGACTTCCAGAAGTTGATGCTTGATGAGCGTCAACTTGCTGAACAGCGTATGGGCAACCCAGACTTTGGCGCAGGCTCGCAGTATAACGCTGGTGACAGGAAGACTGCTACCGAGATTCAGGCGTTGCAGTCGCAGTCAGCCGCCTCTGGCGATCTTCGCAATCGTATGTTTAGGATGGGTCTATCCCACCTATTTAAACAATCTTGGTCACTCTACACGCAGTACAACAAGAAAGACTTGATGTATCGGTATGCGGAAGAGACAGGTTCAATGCCACCAGACGGCATCCATGATGAGTATTCGATTGAACCAAAGGGCGGATTAGACTTTATTAACCGCCAGTTTGCCTTGCAGAAGTCAGTATCGCGGATGCAGATGTTCCAAAACAATCCTTTCATCAACCAGGGAGAACTGGTTAAATCAGTCCTTGAACAAGACGATCCATCGCTGGTCCGTAGGCTCTACCAAGATCCTAACGCTGCCTCTGGGGATCAAGCTGAAGATCAAGCGACTGAAATTGCGACCATGCTCACCACAGGCTTCCCTGTCGCCATTAAGCCTTCGGACGATCACAAAGCGCATATATCGGTTCTATTCGCGTTTAACCAAGCTGCACAGCAGCGGCAACAACAGGTCGATCAGAGTTCAATGCAAGTTCTGATGGCCCATCTCCAACAGCATTTAGCAGCGTTGGAGAAGATTGATCCCAACACATCCCGCGCAATTCAAAAACAGCTTCGAGATGCAGGACAAGGCCAGATGCAACAACAGGGGCAACAATTGCCACCTGAAGCGATGCAAGGCCAAGCACCAGCACCGATGCCTGCTTGAGAGTACCAGTAATGCGAGATGCCTTCCAAGCGGAAGGTTTAACAAAACTGTGTGAGTGGGCGAATGAGGCGGGTGCTAATAATAAGGCGGTTGAGATTGGGTCTTACAGCGGGGAAGGTACAGTGGTTATTGCTAAACATTTCAAGGAGGTTATGGCGGTTGATCCTTGGATGAATGGGTATGACATTAACGATGTGGCAAGCCAGCAATGCCCGATGAAGTTTGTCTTTGAGGCTTTTAAAGAACGCACCGCTCCGCTTGGAAATGTTTTACACAGCAGAAGTAAAAGCCTAGATGCTTTGCAGTTCTTTAGAGATGACGAGCTAGACTTTATTTACATAGACGGAGATCATCGCTACGAAGGCGTGCTTGCAGACTTGAATGGATGGAAGCCCAAGCTTAGGGCTGGCGGGATAATGGCTGGGCATGATTGGAGCCTTAAGACTGTCCAAAAGGCTTTGGTTGAGGTATTTAAGGATAAGGAAGCAGTTATATTTCAAGGGGATTCATGGGGTATAAAGCTATGAGAAAACTAAAAGCAGCACTGGCGTTCATGCGCGACCAAGAATGGATCAATGAACCTAAGTGGGAAGATGAGGATGAGAAGGCGTGGACAGGCTTTCTATCCACACTTACAGGCAAGAAGCTTAGTCTTATACTTTTGAACCTAACCCTACGCCAGAACGCATCAGCAGTAATGAAAAAGCATGATGTACTTGCAGATGCTTGTGGTTATGCTAAAGGATTTAGAGGGTGTGTTGCGACCTTAGAATCGCTCGCATCCCAAAAACTTAACTCCGCCGTCCCAGGCTATGGGGATGGAGATTGGATGAGCCAGTAGCCAATTAACCTTTAGGTAGAATGACTCCCTACCGACAAGTGTAAAGAAAGGGTCAAAATGGCCGATTCACCAGAAGTTACTGAACTGGATATGCTGAAACTAGCGGCGGCAGCCGATGCAGGATTGGAAACAATTCCGCAGGATGAGCCGATAGTAGAAGTAGAAACAGAGGTTGCTTCAAGCGGAGATACCGAGCAGGAACCCGCGCCTGCTGAAAGAGCCGAAACAAACAAACGTGGAGCCTCGGATGAGGTTCCAGCCTCTAAGGAGAAATCCGAAGAAGCAAGTTCTTTAACAGATCAACCTTCAAAAATCAACTCGGAATCGGATTCCGAACAGAAAAAGCCTAGCCGATATGAGAAGGCAAAGAGCAGACTCGAAAAAGAGTGGGAAGATGTTAGAGAGGAAAAAGCAAGACTCAAGGCAGAGCGTGAATCAATCGAACAGGCGAAAGCCCAACGAGAGACTTCGCAATCTAGTTCTGAGGCGCAGAAAACTGGAAACCGCCGCTTTAGTGCGGAGGATTACAGGGAAGCGGCAAAAAGCTATCGTGACGAAGGCCGTGATGATCTTGC